CAACGTTCTCAAAATCGTACCTTCTTGGTAGTCTATGTCATTATCTGTTGCTATCTCTTCGTCCTTGTATTCAAAGTAAAGATAAACATGATAGTAGGTAACACGAGAACGCGCTCCCAAGATTAATCTTACATCTGACCTCCTTAGGACTTTCATATGATCTTCAGTCGGGACATCTTGTATCCAATTAGCCCTAACTGTAACTTTCTTGTTATTTGATAACAAATTAGTGATGGTGTCCCAAATGTTGGAATCGCCCTTGTCTTTCATGAAGGTTATATCCAAATGACAAACGTCCCCGCCTAAATACTTTTTCACTGTTTGAAAATCAAAGATATTTAGCTTATCGTCGTAATGTATATCTTCTGCACAATTGAACAAATCATAATCATCACCTCTCGACACTGAAATGTGTTCAAGATTGCAACTTTTCAATGCCCAATGTCCATCACCCCGACCAGCACACAAATCAATAACTTTGTCGTCTCTGGATATTAACCCTTCTCTTATTAACGCGTCGAAGACTGACACTTGTGGAATGTATGATTGAGAACCAGTTGGACTATTATACGCGTCGAGAGCACAATGTGCTTTGACAGTGTGTTCGTACCATTTGACAGCCCCATTAATCTTATTCATACCTAGAAGTTCATTGACATTCAGATTGATTACATCTGAATCTATTTTAGTTTCCGATTCTACATACTTCAATGTAAATATGTTCCTTGCGATATCGGCGATGGCACTAAATTCGCAAGGTACACCCATAATTATCATGTTGTTTACTTCACTATCTAGACAATTCACGACGTTGGACAAACATCTTCGTATTATTCTTTCCTCGTAAATAGTCAAAAAGTCAACGAACAACGGGTCTTTACTGATATTTAGCCAGGGATTATTCTTACAGTGCATCAAAGATCTCATGAAAACGTGCTTGGTATTCTCTATATCTAGTTTCAACAGTATTCCGTTATTTTCATCGCGACTATAAGAATAGATGATATATTCCCTTAGGAGCAGTAATCGCAGGAGTAGCTTGCAAATTTTCTTTGTTCTGCCAACAGTGGATTTGTAACCATTATGACTCATTAACCAATTGAGCCTTCTATAATCAGCTTCTGTCCTTGCTATTATCCAATTTTGTATGAGCTTTTCTGTATTACCTCGATATACTACCAATTTTTTGTTTTCATCTGCTATCATTGCTTCCACCCTGGCTTGCAAATTAGTGACAGTAAGGGGCTCATCAAATGCATTTGAGTATTCAATAGGATCTATCTTTTGAGTCACGAAAGCTTCCCAGATATGATTCGGAATCTGATCTAATCTAAATGCTTCGCTTTGACTCAAATAAGCCATGACTACATGCTTGACTGTATAGATCATCTTAACTATTCCAGTTATCCCGGGCATTTTGGCGTCTAATTTGGCAACAGCAAAATCAATCGATGATATATCTAATCCGCTGGCTAATAACTCAGAGATCAAAGTAAATTTCTGAGTGCCCAAGTCAGTTATTCCTTCTACCAATTGATCTGGTTGATCCTCTGACTTTACTTCTTTCTGGGCATAGGCGATAATACATCTTACATCCTGAGTGCTTAGTTTGTAATCTGTCCTAAGCGAATATCCATAACTCACTGACTGCCCTGAATAAAGTTCTTTGATGAGAGCAATTGCTGTAAGACGATTCATCATATAATCATAATTCACGTTGCTATCATAACCCCCAGTTATATCGACAAAACTCGGATTGATGACAATATTGATAGAACCTGACCTATTGGGACAGATGCGAACGGCGGACGAACTCTTAAAACCTTGATTATCAGTACGATGGAATAGTTCACCGCCTGTTGGGGTCAATACGCAACCTTGAATATCCTTATACCTCAATGGCGTGTAATAAGACAATACGTAATTGCAGAGGTTGATATAATTATTGGAGTCCAGCTCGCTAGGTTTCCTCGCATAAGCCTTACTAGCCTCTGTCACCCATTTTGTATATCTTACTAATTCAAAGACTCGGTATTCAGCCGGATTGGAAAATTGTATATCCATCTCTTGTTTTAACTGATACTTGGGTCTAACACTGCCTGAATATGCCAACCGAGGATAAACCTGCATACCGTCTTTGAAAATCGTCTTGGGGCCATATTGCACCATCAACATATCAGAAAATGGTTGCTCTACTAACATAAAGTCATAGCTCGGCTCTAGTATGTCTTTGATTCTAATACTAGGGAAATTGTGCTTTTTCAACATCAATAGATTGTTCTCTACATTGAGTTCATTTATATCGAATGGTAATTTTAAGTTCAATCTCTGGAATAATTTGGTGTAACTATGGGTCGATGTTCGGAATATGTTACTGATAAGACTCCTCATATCTGGGTTGATGTATCTCAATATTGTTTGACTATGTTCCAATTTAGATATGAACATTTCCAGTAGTGCCACGTGGGACATATCAACGTATTTCCTAGCCACTCTATAGTAAAATTGCTCTTTAACAAGTGAAATGACTTGATGGTAAAACTCTGACCTACGTAGATAATAAGTGGC